GGTGAGCGTTATCTACCTGAGAAAGCGATTAAGGCTCTTAGTTCCAAAGAATACGCCAAGACTACGGCTGCTAAACGAAAAGCAACTAGAGCAGGTAAACAGGTATCTAAACAGCCCAAAAAGATTGCAGCAAAAACGAAAAGATTTAGAAAGGTTAAATAATGTCAAAGCTGAGTCCAAACTTCTCTCTGAGCGAATTAACAAAGAGTCAAACAGCAGAGCGTAAAGGCATAATAAACAGTCCTAATGCTGATGAGATATATAATTTAAGGCTATTAGCTGAGAATATATTACAGCCTATTCGAGATAAGTTTGGTTCATTCATAGTATCTAGTGGTTATAGATCTCCTGAGTTGTCTATTGCTATAGGAAGTTCTGAGAACAGTCAGCATTGTAAAGGACAAGCAGCAGACTTCGAGGTGGCTGGTGTGGATAACTATGAGCTTGCTGAATGGATCATGGGTAACCTGGACTTTGACCAGTTAATCTTAGAATGTTATACTGGTGGTAACAGTGGCTGGATACATTGCAGCTATGTTGAGAATGGCAGAAAAGAAATGCTGACATATGATAAACAAAACGGCTACAGGCATGGGTTAATAAATGGCTAAGACACCAGCGTGGACAAGAAAAGCGGGAAAGAATCCCAAGGGTGGACTCAATGCCAGGGGTAGAGCTTCTGCTAGACGTCAAGGCATGAATCTAAAAGCACCTGTAAAGAAAGGTGACAATCCAAGAAGAGCTAGTTTTCTAGCTAGAATGGGAGGTATGCGTGGACCTGAAAGAGATGCTAAAGGAAAGCCTACGAGATTGCTACTCTCTCTTCGTGCATGGGGTGCGAGTAGTAAGGCAGATGCTAAAAGAAAGGCTTCTGCAATTAGTAAACGTAATAAATCAAAAAAGAAGTAATTACGAATACATACAAATAGAAAAGGAGACTAATATGCCAATGGGTAAAGGAACTTATGGTTCTAAAAAAGGAAGACCACCTAAGAAAAAGATGGCTGGTAAAGGTTTAACTGCAAAGCAAAAGACATTGCCTAGTGCTTTGCAAAAAAAGATAATGAAGTCTAAGAAAAAGAAATAGTTATTCTTTCTTTTTTCGGTTTGTGTACCGAACTCCGTCTGTTGATGGTCCATGTTTATGGTTATAGTTAGATGAACCTCCAACAAGTTCAGATAAGCTAGAGTGACCAGTGTAAACTCTTGTTGGCTCTCTGAAAACTCTGCCGTATTCTTTTTCATTTACGGCTCTTGGATCATCTAAGACGCTCCAATCCTCTTCTTCTTCCTGTTGTGACTCTTCCACTACCGGTTTCATTTCCCCAACACCATGATAGATGCAGCTTTTACATCTCCTTTGTATATTTCTTTTATGGGTAACTTCTTTTAGTTTAGCACCACAAACATAGCAGTTCTCAAAGTCAGTTCCAGCCTTGTTGTACTTCATTATCCTCTCCATTTATTTCGCTTGCATAAACAAACCATCTCTTACCAAACTTTTTACCTTTGACCTCTCCGTTCTGTAACAAACGAAGAAGTCTTTTTCTATTGCTTGGTGTATCTCCAAACATCAGTTCGGTAGCTTCCTGTGTGGAATAGTACGCTTTAGAATGGTATTTCATCATCAAGCTCATCTTTTAATGCTGAGATAGGACTAGGCTTTGGTGGGTCTATCGATTGAGCGAGTGATCTCATACCAGGCTGTGATACACCATCTGATATGCTATCTGTGTATTGTCCTTGCACTACCTCTGATATAGCAAGACCAAGTGATCCATCATCATTACCAAATAACTTTACGCTGTATCTAGCATCTTTTCTTAGATGAATATCTGCTGGACTACCATCTTTGTATGGTGTCCACTTTGAGTTACCATGTGTAGCCTTGCCCTCTGAGTTAGCGAACAGGGTTATGTTTATTACTTTTCTATATTGATTAGCCATTTGATTTCCTTTCTAGCTGGTCTAAATATTTAAGAAATACCTGACTTGCCTGTTTAAACAAGTCAGGATTATGTTGCTTCATCTCATTTAAGGTAGTCTGAGATTCAGTATAAAAAGAATTGAGTTGGTCAGTTGTTCTTTTTTGCTGACACCAATGCTCAAAGTCTTTTACTTTTTTAGCGTGTATTTCTCTCCTTTCTTCATCTGTTAATTGTCTAGGTTGTGGAGGTTTAGGTGGGATGTCCTTAACATCTTCTTTTGTAAGGGGTTGAGGAGCCACTGGTTTTGGGGATACGAGTTTGTTCGGCTCCTCTTTCATAGCTTGCGTTTTTCTCTCAACAGCGTCAAGTTCATTTGCACTAGCATATTCTCCACCAGCTAGTCCAAGACTAGCTAAAGCTCTACCTATTGCAGAAGTCTCAGCGTTTTCTAAGGCAGATGTCGTATTGACCATGCCTTGTCCTCGTATCTCTTCTGCCATACCAGCACCTACCTTGCGATTATCTTTGTCTGTGATAATAGCTTTGACAACAACACGCTTGCCATCATTGACTAGTATCTCAGTATCAAGACCAAAGTCCGTGCCATGTATACGTCTAAAGGCTTCCATTCTATGCACCACTTGTGTGTATAGCTTGCCACCTTTTTGTTTGACACCATGAGACTTGTGTAAGTCTGCAATGGTATCCATAGTTTTAGCTAAATTACTCATTCTTTCCTCTTATTAGTTTACTTAACAATTCCATAAGCACTTCATTCTGCTTAGTCACAGCATTGTGCTTATCCTCTAGTTTAGCTATACGATCCTCTAATATATCTATAGCTTGTGCATGATACTGTTCAGTATCAGTCATCTGTTTATTCCATTTACTGACTAATTCGTTAATCATGGTTTAATATCCTCAATTAAGCCTAGCTTTATTAGATGATCTACTTCTTGGTCAAACCTAGATATAGATTTTATTTTCTTTTCAATCTCGTGCATTTTTAAAGCCTTTTCTTCTGCCATATGTTGTATTCTGTCCTCATCTGTGACTGATTCATGGTTATAATGCCTGGAACTCCACATCTTTAGCTGTTTTCTGCCACTCTCAGCCTTGATAGCTGTGCCATCAGTAACAACTAGTCCTTTTTCTTTTAACGCTTTGTAGCGTGCTGTAATCGTGCTGTATCGATATTCGGCTAAAGCATATTGCACCTGGTCGGATATACAGCCGTTTTCTCCGAATGAATCAATGACTCCAAGTACAATCTTTTCCATGCGAGATGCTTCAACTTTCTCTGCACTTTGATGGCTAGTAAAAGGATCTAGGTTTCTTCTAAGTTTAATTGGATTTGTCATGTTATAACTCCCATAGTTGTTTAGCTAGGTTGGTAATGTTTGGTCCATGTCTTTGTGCTATCTGCATCATGTCAGGTTGAACTAGTCCAGCTAACGCTTTCCATGAACCTCTGCTTGCTTTGAGTAAGTTCTGAGTGACTAACCAAGAACGTACTACATCATCATAAGCTCGTTGCAGATTATCTTCTGTCATAAGCTCACAATTCGTTTCGTCTACTATGTTATAGCCTGATGCTGTAACAAATAACAAAGCTGGTTTTTCTCCAGTAGCTTTCCAGTAGACTGCTTGTTGCATAACTTGTTGTGCTGATGGTTCCGTCTTAGGTTTAGGTATACGCCAAGACCTAGTACCATCTTTCTTTGGTGGGTTTCTCATAGGTAGTGAGCATTTAAGGTCTATCTGTTTGCCACCACCTGAGTAATCTTGATACAAAACAACTGGTACATCTATCTTAGGTTCAATAAATTGTTTCATTGATTCTCCCTCGATACGATTAACACCAGTAAAATATTGTTGTAGTCCGTCAACAGCGTGCTTAATCATCTCCGGTAAATGCTCACGGAACTCTTCGTATTCTTCTGCATCTTTGCCATTATCCCATGTCCTGGGATTGTATCCTTGATATTCTGTGAGTGCATATCTTACTGCTTCATTGATCTCCATTGACTCTTGGACGCCTCTGATCGGACTGTAGTTGTGTAATCCCATTGCACAGTCAACACCAGTCTGTACTTTTATCCCAGCTATAGGTCTTGATGCCATAGGAAAAGACATCTTATGTTCTTTTCTGAGGTAATGCTTGAGTATCATCTCATCTTTAGTTGTTGTTCCATTGCTTGCACTCTCATGCTCAATGCCAAAGTTTAATCTGTAGTCAGGTATCTCAGCCATGTTGTCTCCAATACTGTAGGTTACGATTCTATTCTTATCAATCTTTACTGTCAACATATTATTTAATTATAATTGACAGGTTGTCAACATATAAATATTATAACAGTATGAAATTAATTGAGTACATAAAGAAGAATAAGCTGACACAAAACAAGTTTGCCCTCAAATCAGGGTTGACTCGATCAGCTATATGTAGACTCATAAAGTGTGAGAGGTTTCCAACACCTGACACAATGAACAAGATAGAATTAGCTACACTTGGTCAAGTAACTGCGAATGACTTTCTCAAACAGATGCAAGAAAAGATGACTCAGTATACCACTAATGAATGGAAGAAAATGTATAATGGCAGATAGTCGCAACAAAGGTGCATCTTTTGAGAGAAAGATATGCAAGCTTATCAAGGATAATCTAAACATAGATGCCAAGAGAAACCTCGATCAGTATCAAGCTAAAGGTCAAGCTGATATCATAATCCCTGGCTGGTCTATTGAATGTAAAGCGTATCTCAAAGGCACTACGTTTAAGCGTGCTTGGTGGGAGCAAGCAAAAGAATCTGCTGCGAGTTTAAATCTAACTCCAGTATTGATATACAAATACAATAATTGCCCTATAAAATGTGTTATTTCTCTTGATGTCCTGTCGAGGAACTTTAATGCTGGGCATGATTTGGTTTGTGAAGTAGATATAGAAACATGGTTTTACATAGTGAGGGAGCGAGATGTTATTAGCTGATGGATTTGAAAAGGCGTTTATGGGTATTGCAATACCTAATCCTAGTTCTGAGGAAGTTGCAGTATATGATTACTACAAGTGTATTGATATCCTCAAAGAGAGAGATGGCATGAATGAAGAAGATGCTGTCGAGTTTTTTTATTTTAATGTAGTTGGTGCTTACGTTGGCAAGTATACACCAATATTTTATAAGACTGCCACTATTCAACAAGTAAATGAAAGTTGTGATTACTATGGATAAGTTTGAATTATTACAAAAGACTGCTGATGTTGTGCAAGATAGAGGCGAAGACTATGGTTCTATCCTCGATAATCATACTCGCATTTCTCGTTTATGGTCTGTCCTGTTAGATACTGAAGTTACACCAAGTCAAGTTGCTCTTTGCATGATAGCAGTTAAACAAGCTAGATTAATGGAAACTGTTGACCATGCTGACTCTTGGCAAGATGTTATTGGATATGCCCTTACTGGTTATGAGTGTGCCAATGCCAAGAAATAATATTAATTTAATTAGAAAGTATGCGAAGAAGTGCAAGACAAAAGAAAGATTTAAAGAGTTGGTTCTTTCTCTTAAGGTACTTGGCAATAGCAATGATCATATGGCTGAAGTTACTCTTGATGGTTACTGGGCTTACTATAATGAGCTTGAACCAGCTGAACAAAGAATGAGAGACGTTACTCGTTTTGTGCATGGTTATGTGAGTAAACATATCCAAGATAAATTATTTTCTTGACAGCTTTTTGCTCCCTCGTATAATCAGCTATGCTGACATAGCAAAGCCCTACGGCAACGATCAAAACATTGTTTTGTTTTCATAGTCTTGACGAATGTATGCTTTAATAAAAATAAAAAAAATATCTTAGTACTTATAGAAATGCAATACAAGTATATCTAAGCAGTACTGTACTGCATAGATATACTTACATAGATTTGCGTCATTTCTCGTCTTGGTAAATTCTTCTCAGTAAAATAGATATTGTTTTGCTTATTTCTATATTGCCTGTCTCATATCTTGAAACTGTCATAGTATCTACACCAAGTAATTTAGCTAGTTCTTGCTGAGTATATTGTAGCTCTGTTCTGATAGTTTTAAATTGCTCTTTTGTTAATTGCATGGTAATCTCTCCTTACCTTTTGCTAGGTTGTAGGCTCTGCATTTCATGTTTGCAGAGCCTTTTTTTTGTTAGTCGTTGGCTCTAAAATAAATCTCTTCTTCACTTATCTGAACCCAACAATCTGTACTCATTGATGAAGTTCTAACCAGTACTTCAACAACGTCTTCTGTTATGTTTCTACAAGCTATTCCTTTTGATTGGAAAAAAGATATACAGTCTTCTATAGTTTTCTTGTCCATTACCAATCCCTTTCATCTAAATTAAAGGTGCGTCTCAAATCCCACATACTCTGCTCTAAGTTTCTTATATCAGATAAGTATAAGTCTTGGCACTCAAAGAGCATTTGTAAGGCTGAACTAAGATGTTTCTCAGTTTCTTTAACTGCTTTCATCTGTTCATCAGTAAGATTATCAATGCCTTTCTTTCTTTTGATTTCTTTTGATTGAGACTCTGTTTTTTTCTTAGTCATTATTGTTTCTCCTTTGCTAGTTCGTGTAGTTCTAATTTCTCTTTTATAAGTGTCATTAATTTAAGCTGATCTCTTGTATCAAGATCATTCAATATAAAACTAATTATTTTTTTATACTCTTCGCTAGTCATGTTAAGACCTTTCTCTTTGCTAGTTGTGCCATTATTGGCGTTTTAAGAGCCGTGTGGCTCTGTTATGTAAAGACTAGTAATAAACTAGCCTTTACAATTCTTTTTGTTTACTGGAATAAATCTTTTGATTGGTAGATTAAATTCCACCAAGTGTATTCTTTGCTTACTGGATTAACAAAACCAATAGTTATTATTAACCCTAGTACTAATAATATTAGATATTCTGTGATCTGTTTTTTAGTCATAGTTAACACCATCACATAACCAATCATAATTTCTTGTTTGTTGTGGACTTGCATAAAGTTTCTTGAATGTGTTGCAAGTTCTATCATAGCCATATGTAACAAGACATTCTTTGAAATGCTTTTTTGTAATGTTTCTTTTTGTCTTTGTGTCGATTAATTGCACTGGATAATTCTTTTTAATTACCTTGTCATAAATAACTAACCAACCTTTGTAATAATCCGTTTCAAAATTATCACTTGTCATAATATCATTGTAAATCATGTTATAGCCTTTCTTTGTTGCTAGGTTATGAGCTTGTAGCTCTGATTAGTCTGGACTATGCCAGACTAACTAGAGTAACAAGGCTTTAGGCTACTTGCTTTTTATCTGTGTCTACAAGTTCGCAGTAATCTAATAGTTGGAAGTTATTTATTTGGTCTATGTTTTGATCGTACCACTTTAAAG